TAGCAGTGGTGATGCGAGAACAAAGAACGCGCGGCGGGTGCGAACTGAGGCAGCCTCTATTGAAGGGCAAGCCCAGTTCGACTCCGTAGCATGTTCGATGATCTCGCGCATCATTGCCAATCAAATGTATCGTCTACAGGTGAAGATCGGAGATGAGTGGAAGCAAGCAATGAATATCACATTCATTCGCGGACGATTGGCTATCGTAAATTTGCATTTGATCAATGTAATGAACTTACATGACGTAAAAGAAGTGCGAATTAGTGGAGCCTGTTATCCCGAAGGATTAGTGATAAGGAGAGACGAGTTGGAGACGATGGTGGTGAATGAAGACCACAAGTTTGGAGCCCGTGACCTCATGATGATTAAGTTTCCGGATTATATCAGACAACACCGAGATATTTCCTCTTTCTTTATGAACTCGAGTGACTTTTCAAGTCATCGACGATTAGGAAAGGCGGCTTTAATCGGTTACATCCCACAAATGGTTAAGGACACTGCACGTATTTGGGTAACACAGAAATGTGAAGCCCAGGACTCACACCTGAATGTCGAAGTAGGAACCCCTAACGAACCCGAATCGATGTTGATAAGAGATTATTATCGCTACGACTTAGAAACAAGTCAAGGCGATTGTGGTAGCTTATTATTATCGATGAACCCTGCTCAGCCCCGAAAAATTGCAGCAATGCATTTTGGAGGAGCTAAACTTGGTGGATTCAATGGCTTTGGAGTCCCGGTTTGTAGAGAACATCTTGATATCTTAATTGATAGTTTCTCGAATGACTGTGATGAAATTGCCCTTGAATTATCAGAGGAAGTTGAGGAGCTTAAGGTGAACTTCCAAGCAGTGGATTTAGAGAAACAGCAGTTTACTGCTACTATCGACCATCCACTTACTGGAACTAACTTTATGCCCCTAGGTTTCATTGCACCGCTCTTTCAGCCGACGCGGAGTGAGATTAAACCCTCGCCCTGTTTTGGTGTGGTGCAAGAACCAACAACAATGCCTGCCAAACTCTCTTCATTTAGAGATGGTGACAGGATCCTCGACCCCCTGGAAATGGCAAGAGCGAAAGCGAATGTCATGCCGACTTCAGTAAATCGAACTTATCTCGATATTGCCGTGAATGATGTGCAGCAGATGCTATCAGTAAATGGTGATGCGAGGAAGATCGTGTTGACACTTGAAGAAGGTATAAAAGGAATTGAAGGAGACGATTTGTTGTGCCCCGTCGAACGCTTGACATCTCCCGGCTGGAGATGGATGGCAAGTAAACGCCGCCAACATAAGGAAACTCAAAAAGGAAAAACTCTTTGGTTAGGCAGTGGTCAAGAATATGATCTCGACAATGTGGAATTGTTAGAGGCTATTAATTTGCGACTAACCCGAGCTAAAGAAGGAAGACGAACCCCTGCCTACTGGTCGGACACTCTGAAAGATGAGCGTAGACCAATCCCTAAGGTACTTCAAGGCAAAACACGTCTCTTCTCTTCTGGAGAGATGGACTTTAACATTTTGTTTAGAATGTACTTTATGGGTTTTATGGCACATATGGCTGAGAATCGAATTGATTTTGAATCTTGTGTTGGTGTTAATGTCTACTCGCAAGAGTGGGAATTGATTGCCAAAAAGCTTCAAAAGAAAGGACCTGCTGTCGTGGCTGGAGACTTTACGAATTTTGATGGAACCCTTGGCGCCAGCGTACTTTGGTCAATATGTAAAATCATAAACCAATGGTATGATGACGGCGAGGAGAACGCTAGAATTCGTAATGTGCTGTGGTGTGAGATTGTGCACTCCATTCATGTGTCTAAAAACATGTGTTATGCGTGGAATCACTCTCAACCCTCAGGCAACCCTGCGACCGTAATTATTAATTGCCTTTATAATTCCATTGCTGTCAGAATGTGCTGGATGAGTCTTGTTAGCAAGCTCTCCCCAGTTCAGTATGAACGCTTTGGGACGATGAAGTCTTTTAATGAATACGTGTCGATGGTTGCGTACGGCGACGATAATGTACTTAACATTAGCTCTGTAGTTCTGGAGTGGTTTAACATGGAAACGCTTGTTCAGGCTTTTGCAGAAATCGGTATGATTTATACTGACGAAGTAAAGAGCGGACGAGTGGTGCCATGGAAAACCCTTCCCGAAATCCAATTTTTGAAACGCGGATTCAGGTGGGATGGACAGCAACGCAGGCATAGGGCGCCATTAGTTCTCGATACCATTCTCGAAATGAGTAATTGGACACGAGGAAAATTGGATCCACATTTCTGCGCGGCTCAAATCCTAGAAGATGCGGTTCACGAATTGGCTCAGCACAACGAGGCTGTATTTTCTGAATACATTCCCAAGTTTCGTAAAGCTGCTACAATGATAGAACCCCCGCCACGTTTTGAGACATACCAATCATACCAACAGATTGAAGTTGCTCGAAACGTGAGCTACCTTTAAAGACTGTGCTTGTCTATAACAGCACTTGAAAGAGCAAAAC